CTTAATCATGAGACGACGAGCCGCATTACGCGCGACCCTCTTTTTCACCTGAGCGGGTTGCGCTTGATACTTCTTGTCGTAGGCCGAGTATTTACGCCCAGATGCAGACATGGATCACCTCCCTCCGCGATGCTTGGATACCATGACAGGCTCCTCCAGATTTACAGGATGTTGGAACGACCCAGCTTGGCCTCGACCTTCGCGCGGAACGAGGGGTTCTTGGCGTACTCAGGGTTCTGCATGTCCTTCATGAGGTCAGCAGTGCTTTCGTACACGGAGACGCCCGAGGTGTTCGGCTTTCCCGAGAGCTGGCGACCGGGTTCAGAGCCGTTGGCACCGTTGTACTTGGCCGAGAGATCACGAATGGCCATCTTGACCGACGCCGGGTTGCCCGTCTCGAGGACCGAGTTGAACTCTTCGATCTCTGCGTCTGACAGGTTGTCACCGGCCCATGCGGTCATCTCATTGTACACCTCGATGTCACCACCGATTGGCTCGAGGAGCGACTTCTGGGCTTCGGTTGCCTGAGCTTCCTGACCAGCGATGTACGACTTGACCATGTCTTCGGTGATGCCAACCTTGGCGAGAGCGTCCATGCTCTCTTCGGTCAGCTCACCATTCTCGGTGTATTCGGCAGACAGGGCCTCCATGTCGAGACCAGCTTCATCAACCGCCTTCTCAGCGGCTTCATCAGTCTCGCCCGCGTCATCGTCAGCGGTGTCGGCACCCTTGCTCTTGGACTTCTCGAGTTCGGCATAGGCCTTCGCCATATCCTCAGGGGTCTTGAACTTCTCAGGGAGCCACTCAGGGCGCTCTTGGGTCTCTTCTTCTTCACCAGCCAGCTTGGGATCGGGTTGTTTAACCTTTTCGGCTTCCTGAGCGGCGGCAGCGGCTTCCAGACTTTCGTCTTTCTCTTCCGCTTGGATGGTTACTTTTTCTACCATGGAGATTTAGCCTTCTTGAGGTTGTACAGCTTGGCGGATAGCAGACGCGCCTTCTTTGGCCATAGCGGGGGTGGCTTTCTCAGCCATGGATGCCATCAGTTGCTGTTGCTGTTGTTTCTGAGCGTCTACACGTTCTTGCTCGAGCTGCTCTTGGGTCTTCACGAGACCGTCGAGGTCGATGCCCAGAGCTGTGCCGATGCGGGTGATGTAGTCGCCCACGTTCATGTACTGACCCAAAACTTCGGGACCGAGAGGGGCGAGTGCCTTGAGAAGCATGTCGTACTTGGTCAGGTCATGACCACGGCCCAGAGCTTCGAGGCCGGTTACGATAGTCGGCTTGGCGACACCATCAGGGAGCGAGGGGAGCTTCTTCTGCTTGGTCAGCCGGTCAATGACACGCATGACGTAGGGCATCTGGTACTCTTGCGAGAGGATCGAGTAGACACCGCCGAGGGCATCTTCGAGTTCACCCGCCATGTAGCGGACTTCCTCTGCCGTAACTCGTTCACCCTGTCGTTGCACTGCGCTGTTCATGAGGAACGCATAGCTGAGACGTTCGATCAGTTGCCCGATTTGTCTTTCTGCTACGGCCATGTCGGCCTGCTTGTTGAACTGTAAAGGCACTACATCGTCAGGAGACCCTGAGACAGCCGCGCCATTCTCAGCGGACATCACATCTTTCGCTCGAGTGGTGCCGTTGGGACGCACGAGAAACACGAGACGTGCCGCCGCAGCGGACCCCTCGAGGAGCGCCTTGGAGAGGCCTTCGAGAGAGATCAGGTCACCGAGGTATTCTTCGACGTACCCACGGCCATAATCTTCGCCGTCGATAGTCGTCCACCTCAATGCAATGATTGGCGACTTTGCTTTAGGCCATGAACCTTCTGATTGAGGAACACGGATTCCGTTCGCTTCTTGGTAAGACTTGATCTTGTCTTTCTCGAGGTAGAACTTGGTGTGCAGCTTGACGGTGGCCTTGGGGTCAGGCTCTTCCGTCGCTCCAGCCTCTTCGGCCAGAAGCTCACGAATATCTTCATCAACCGATGCAAATGCCATCTCTTCTTCGATGATACACTCGATCAGTTCCCCCATGGCGTCACGTGCGACCACATAGCGGCTGAGGGGGAAAACACGGGTACCGCCATCTTTAGGCAGGTACAGCAGGACGTTGCCGCCCACGATCAGGTGCTTGAGAGCCTCGAAGTGCGAAGACCGATCACCGCTGTCTTCGATGGACTGCATGACGGAACGCTCGTACTTGCCGAGTTGCTCATCGACCTTGGCTCGTGCGCCATCTTCCTGTGCCAGTTCGTCAGCCGTGAAGTCGTCCACGCGCATAGAGAAGAACGGGGAGTTTGGCGGGAACAGCGACAGCAGGAGCTTGGACGCTAGGTTGTTGACCCCACGCGCTCCTACGCCTTGGTAGGGGGTGGGATAGTTGGTGTGCTTGCCGGACCCTGTTTCAGGGATCAGCGTCGGGATGGTCAGCTTGGAACATTCCCGCGCCCGCTCGAGGTAGACCTCACGGCTGGTCGCGAGCATCTCATACCGCGCTTGGCATGTGCCTTTATTTTCCATGGGTGCCTCTTGGGGTTATCGAGGGTTTACACGCCGGTCTTCTTGGGGATTCCACCAAGGCCAGACGCGCTGGGAGTGGCGCTGGAGCTATCCGTCTTGTAACGGCTCAGGCCCGCAGCTTTCTTCTTCGTCTTACTTGTCCCGTCCGAGGACGCCGACTTGGGGGCGATCTGCTCGAGGACCGGGGGTGCCGCTGGAGGTGGCGGGGGTGGTGGCGGTGCGCTGGGTGCTCCACACATGGTTATTCTCCTTGAAGGATTGTTTGATTTTGCTCGTCGTGGATGCTGCGAAGGTGTCTCACGAGATCGACCTTGCCTGCGTTCCACCAGATTTCCCTTTCGCCCGCTTTCAGAGAGGGGGAAGCATCAGGACAGATACCTTCAAGGTACTCGATGAGTTCTGGGGTTATCTCTGGGATATGCTTCATGTGGGAAATCCTTGGGAAAGTTCTTCTCTAGGGAGGTCCCTAATGCGAAAAAAATGAGGAACCCGAAGGCTCCTCAAAGTTGAACGCAGTGTAACCCACTGATAACTCAATCGTATTCCAGATATTGATGGAGTTCCTCAAAACCACCGACGTACGCTTGGACGCCCAGCGCGTCCACGGTGTACACCTGAGGAACGGTCTTGTGCCCCTCGGTGTCGATGAGCCATACACGGGCCGCGTCGTCCTTGATCAGGTTGACCACCTCGAAGTCCTTCTTGTGGTTCATAAGGAGGTTCTTGGCGCGGATGCAGTAGCCGCAGCCCGGTGTACTGTAGATGATGTACTTCATGCTGTGGAACGCCCACGGACTGGAAATTGGACCCGGTATTCAAGCATTTTTGTGCTTCCTTTTGCGTGGGAGTTTCTTGGATTTGTCAGGCACGACCCGAGGCTTGTATTTTGGGGTTCTCAGGTCCCGTGCCATCGGGTCGCGCTTCTTGGTCATCGGATCGGACAAGCTCCTGTTGCACAGCCTTCGTCGGTGAGTTCATCGAGGCTGTTGGTTGCATCAAGTTCCACCTCGCCAAGCGTGGCGACGTAGGCCTCATAGGTTTCCTTGGTGACCACCTCTTGCGGGAGGTAGGCGTACCCAAGGTCTTTCGCGGTCTTGGTAGGATCGTTGCGGTAGATGAACGAGACACCGACGTAGCTGTCCCAGTTCGCCAAAATCCACTCGATGATCTCAGGGACCTCTGAGGGATCGTAGGAGATCGTCACGGAGCAGTTGTGATCGACGTAGTTGTCCATCAGCAGCTTGTACCGTTCGAGCTGCGTAACGGCGCTCTCAAGGTTGACGTGCTTGCCATCCACCTCGTCGAACGCCACGTCCTCATAGGCCACGGGGAACGTGATCAGAACGCTGTCACTCTCAAAAGGCTTCTCAACCACCTTGTATCCAGCAGCTTCCATCACAGGGACGATCCGGTCGTGCTTGGAGAAGGTGACGTTGTTGAAGATGTAGCGCCCCAAAGGACGGTGAACGCCTTCGGTCGTATCCATGATCTTCGAGAGTGTTCCCGAGGGTTTCACCGTGGTGATAGCCTTAGGACGCGGGGTGCCCATCTCATCGGCCATCGAGTTAGCACCACGAGTAGCAGCAAGGCGCATATCTTGGAGTGCCCCTGCACGCCACACCGGGGAGATCATGTCGAGATACTTGACGATACCTGTCAGGCCAACACCACACAGACGCAGGAACTCATTCAGCTCATGCCATGTGCGCTGTAGGACGCCATCGTCGAGGTTCACACAGGTTTGCCGATAGTTGGCACGAGCGGCCAAGACCAGTGCACGTCGCAGACCCTCAAGATCGTTAATGAACTTCCCGAGGTCGATCTCGACGAGGTTGCAGAACGACTTGTCCCCTAGCAGGATTTCAGCGCAGGGGTTCACACCCTTGAACCACGGGGCGCGGCGCTTGGCCGCTTCCGCGTTGATGAAACCCGGTTCCGATCCACCCGCGTCCATCATCTTTTGGAAGATGTGCGAGAGTTCCCACTTGGAGGGCTTCGAGTGAAACATCAGCGAGTTGTTGGATTGCTGTCGATGCTCGTTGCCGTAGAGCCAGAAGTCCTTCTTGGCGTCGATGAAGGCGTCTGCCTCAGGGTCTGTCACCGGCATCACAGCAATCTCTGCGGATCGACGCGAGGACAGTGTGGTGCCCAGCCAGTTCAGCACATCGAGGATGTCGATGCGTGTCAATAGTTCACCAGCACGGGCGCTGAGAAGCTCACAGATTTCCACGAAGGCTTTGCTGATGGTCTCGTCGCCAGAGCTGATCCAACCGTACCCCTTGAGGCGGATACCGGCTGCGCGGACCTCGGAGAAGTCGATCACGATACGATCCAAAGGGGCTTTCATTGCCAGCAACTTGCCAGCGGCCTTGGCCCATGCTTCGGCGCTGTCTCCTACGCGGAGATAAAACGTACTACCGTGGATGCTTGCCTTGTTATTCTCGTCCCCCTTAGGGGCACCAATTTCCTTCTTGGATCGAACAATCTCGACCTCGACCGCCTTGGTGAAACCCGACAACGTCCCGACGACCGGCTCGAAGCCGACGCCACAGCCCTGCAGGAGCAGCCAGAAGCTATCGACCACATCGTGGACGGTTGTCTGCTTGCCGAAGCTACAGTTGAACTGAGAGGCCTCGCGTGTCTTCGCTATGTTGGTCCCGCCGAGCCACAGGGTGCGACCTGAGACGGTTGCCTTACGGCCATTCATCAGGTGACCCAGCTCAAACAGTTCTTCCTTCTCGGCTTTATTGAGGGCTGCGCCCTTCTGGCGTTCCCAGAGCCATTGCTGGTGGTTAATCACACGATCAACAGTTTCTTCC